CTTGTTCTTGATTGTTCCAAGCCACTGGTTCGCTGGCATTGTCACTTCCGGCATATCCTCAATCGCGTTCACGGTTGATAGAAACATCGCCGGCTTGTCTTCCGTTGCCTGTCCTATTGCAACTTCCGTTGCGGTGGGTGGCTTAATCTTAGGTGGTTTCTTGATGTCTCCAAAACGGCCCACGGCACGTGGAACTTTTGACAGTTTCCCAAATAGGCTTGCAAATCCACCAACTTGAAAATGCTGGCGGTCGATGCTTTCCTGTGGGTCCAGTAATGGTAATCCTTCTGGCATGGGTCCTCTCTCTGGCGCTATTGTATCAGTTAAGTTATCATTAATCAAGCCACCTCTATTTTTTACATATATATCTTCAGGATCCAAAAATCTTTTTCTTAATTCAAAAATACTATGTGGCCTTTTGCCAAATGTTATTAATTTTTTAGTTATTGGATTATAGAAAGTTGTTTCCAATCCACTTCGTTCCAATTTATTATGAGCATCCTTTATTATAGAATCAAGAAATGATAGCTCCCCTTTTTCCGCAGCTGTTAATGGAGAAGTTCTTGTAGATTCTGGATCCCATTTTCCCCCAGCTTTGAGCTTCCCAGTTCCTCTTACTTTTCCATGAGGTTTGAACGTATATCCTAGAATATCAAACTGCTTCACCAAAGCTTCAATAAGTGGAAATTCAATATCTATGTGGGCTTGATTTTGAATTTTTGTTCCAGGAAATTGTGGCCTTCTTATCTTATCAACAAGTTCCTCCGGAATCATTTCATACCGCGTTAGAAGATTTTTTATTTTTTTTATTTGTGATTTATTTTTTATTCTTCCTTCGAATGATTCTCCTAGGACATGTAGTCTTTCAAATCTATCACCAAACACTCTCTTAATCATTTTGCTGTATTTAGGGTCACTCATCAACCTGTTTAATTCAGGAGACTTTGCACTTACCTTAGCTATTTTTGAGAATTTATCAGATCCAATTTTAGATACAATAGGAGTAGATGAAAATAATTTTTGATGTTCAAGTGGTGTAGGAACCTTCATTCCTGTTTGTTTATTAAATTCCTTAACATAATTCGTAAAACCTCTTGCTATTTTACCATCCACATAGGAAGGTCTTCCTGTAGCTTCTACAAACGACTTCACGAACGCACTATAATTTTCAATTGACTGCGCGTTAGGATTTTCAAATAACGCCGCTTTAGGCACCTTTACTGAATATTTTTGATAAAGACCTTTCATCTTATCAATATTGTTTTGAAAATATACAGTATTAGATTTTTCTTTTCTCATTTTATTCCACAAATTTAGGTTTTCAAATGCCTTTGGCTTAATAAGTCCATCTTTATGTAAACCTTTAATTAATTCATTTAATTCTAATTTTCCGGCTACAGGTCCTGTCCCAGCTTTAATTTTTTTATAAGAAAAATCAGGATTGTTTTTCCTGAACACCGTTTCAAATACATTATCACCTAACCAAGGAGGCATTGTTTTTTTATTACCAAACGTCTCATTGACAAAATTAGAAAGTTTAAAACGATCATTAATTTGTTGATCTGTTCTTCCTACCCTAACTCCAAAATAGTCTTTTGCTTCTTTTACTTCATCTTTAGTTAAGGGATAATTTGTTTTTTTCTTAGTGCCCGCAAAAACCTGTTCATTTTCTGCTATAATCTTATCTTTAGTTTTAAGGAGATGACGCTGGGGAGTACGATAGCTACTTTTCTTTGGTAAGACATTTTCTTTAAAGTCTACAAAATAGTCTTTGGTAATATCAATATTTTTTCCCTTACCAAATACATTTTTAAGCTCACCGTGGAGTAATGGTTTTAAAGAACCAATACCTTTCGTAATCTTGGGTATTTGTGCAATTCCTAGAACCATTACTGCAGTCCTGCGGACCAGTCCTTCCAGTCCAGTGATTTTATTCCCTGGTTCATTTTATTTCCTGTGAACTGGCTTTTAATCTTAGAATATCCTGTACTGATAGGACGCGTGGCCGCGTAGGCTTTTCCGGCTATTGTCGGGGCTGCTGCGATTCCCCTGATGTTTCCAGTTGCAAGCGATGCGGGAATACCAAATATCATTGACGCAACCTGCGTTGCCGGATTGTCACCTCCGAACATTCCTTGGTACATGCCGTGTGGATCTTCGGCCGCGCCTATCCATCCCTTGTCCTGCAATGTCCCCAGAATGGGAATGTCCTCGTAGGATGTCGCCGATTTGGAAATTAGGCTTCCTTGTCCTTCGTCATCAAGCTTGATGATTCCAAGGTGTGGCAACTGCATATCCCCCCACTTGGTCCACGCTGCATTGACTCCTTTCGGTATTTCCTTAAAATTTTTAATGTAGTAATAGTCGTCATCCGAATACCAGTCATTCTCATCCATGAAATGATTGCTCATCTCAGCCTTGAGAGCGTCAAGTGCGTCCTTAACTTGAATATTTCCTTTGTATTTTCTTTCTACGTCAGCCATGCTGACCACATCAAGTCCTAGAAAACGATTAGCGGCATCAATGAACTTGTCCTCCGTCAAGCCGTGCTCCTGAATGTATTTTTCTATGTACGGAACTAGCATGTTTTCATTTTCCTGGTTCCTTGCAATTTTTCTGAAGTTCTTCCCCTTTATGTCCGTTGTGAAAAGGTTTCCGAAATATCCAATTGGATTTTGGTAAAGGAGTCCTTTGGCCTTGTCACTCCAGCTTGTCTCCGTATCCCAAAGCATAGTAGGATCCACTGGGGATGCCACACGCCTTGCCATTGGAATAAGCTCACCAAAAAATTCCCCAATCATCTTGGGCTGGTTTGCGAGGACCTTGCCCCATTCAGCTTCGGATGCAACCATCTTTGCCGTTTCCTTTATTGTAGGTGGGAAATTATACTGATCCGCAAAGGCTTCAATGCCTGGTTTAGCAACCTCTTGTGACCAGCTACCAGCTGGATATGATAAAGTTTCAGCTGAATTGTCAAACGCGCTTTCTGTGGAATATTCTGTTGAAGGTTTTACTTCAACACTTCCAGAATCTGCGTCAACATCATACCCACGCATCTTCAATGCCTTGGAACTTGCTGTAATAGGTCTAGCCATTAGTAGTACTCACGCTGGTTGTTTTTTTCCTTTTCGTCATCCTTGAAATCGTCCTTTAGTTCAACATAATATCCCTGACGGTAGCGCATTAGCGCCTGTGTCATGCTGTCCACATAATCGTCATGGTCCCCGAAAGGAAATGCCGCACACTCTTCGATGACTTCTTCTGCCCAACGTCTATCGACTGGCGCATAGACTGCGCCTGACTCAAATAGCGGTGCTACGCTATTTACCCTTGAATGTTTATCATTTCCTTTGCTCGGTGTAAAGTTAATTACGGGGATGCCGGCCTTCTGCAATTCATGCGTCAGCGGCAGTCCACTCGCCTTCGCCTCAATGAGAATCAGCTCCGGTTCCCAGTACTTATACTCCTTCTTCGCCATCTCTTTCAATTCCGGGAAATTCCATCGCCCACGCTTTGCGTCCAATAATATAACGCACGGCTTCGTATCGTCATCCGGAGTGAACACTCCCCACGTCGTAATCGCCGAGAAATCGGCCGTCTCCTTCTTGGAGAACGCCGTGTCATACGACTGGATAATATACTGCAAATCAGGGATCTTTTCCTTTTCCCACTTCTTCCACCACTCACGCTTTATGAGCGCACCCTCCTCGGAGGTTGGTGCCTGCATCCACTGCGCGTTCCACTTGGAGACTGGAATGGATGCCTTGACCTTCATCAGCCCTGGCATGTCCCAGAAATTTCCCCACATGGGTTTGTCGTTTATGACGGCAGGAAATTCAACAATCTCCCATTGGTCCGTCAATTCATCTTTTCCTTGGGCCTCGAGCAGCTTTCCGGTGAGATCCTTAACTGACCAACGTGTCATGACCAATACAATCGCGCCACCCGGTTGGAGACGCTGCCTTGGGCCAGAAGTATACCACTCGTAATGTCCTTCCAAAACACTTGGAGAAAGGGCATCTTGCTCTGAATGGGGGTCATCAATGATCAATAAGTCAGCACCACGTCCTGTAATCGCGCCACCAACGCCGGCAGCGAAATATTCGCCTCCATGGTTGGATTCCCAGCGTCCTGCGGCCTTAGAATCGGTTGCAAGCGTAACATTAGGAAATACTTTGGCATATTCGTCGGATTCCAGTAAATTCTTTGTTTTTCGACCAAAACGGATGGATAATTCGCCTGTATGCGTTGTTTGGATCAATTTTGCCTTTGGATGACGGCCCATGAAGAATGCAGGGAATAAATGCGACGCAAATTCCGATTTTGTGTGTCTTGGAGGCATATTTACGATTAAACGCTTCAATTCGCCGTTCGCAACGCGATTTAGCTTCTCAGCATAGATTTTATGGTGGTATCCTTGCACGAAATCGGGCCAAACCATCTTGACAAACTGCAAAAAGTCCTTTTGCCCTTTTTCTTGCTTCTCAACAAGAGCTTTTCGGAGTATCAACTTCAGAGTATTCGTATCTAGGGTTTCTAAATTAGAAATGTTTTCCATTTTTTAAAAATTTTTTAGAGTAGGGTACCTTATCCCATTTCAAACGATTTTTCAAGAGATTGTCAGTGTCGGACTTGCCCGAAGAAAAAAGAAAAGCATGCTTATCGAAAAAGGGGGGGTTACCCCCGTAGTTTGAGCCGTGGATACAGAGCTGGCGCTCCGATAGGGTCGCGAGAGCTATAGGCGCGCAGCGCCCGGGCGACTTGTGTTGTATTTCTGCAACACTACTAGATCTAGTATGCCTTGCGCCACTACATGTAGTATGTCTAGGATCTCGCACTACTACATCCCGGGCTGCGACAAATTGTCGCACTTGCGACTTATCCACAGGATATCCACAGATAATCACAATTAGATATTGACACAACATCTAGTATGTTAATAACTTTGTATTTGTTGCAATAATACAACAAAGTAACTATTGTATTTAATATGAATTGATGATAAAAGATAACTAGAAATAGAAAGGACTACAAATGACAAAACAAGAATTCAAATCATCTGTTAAAGGTTTATTCTCTGTTCGTTGGTTAAAGAATGACGGAACAGAGGGTTACATTCACAGAGGTATTTTAGGATTAAATAAAAAGGTTGATGGTCAACCTAATGAACATAGTGATTATGTTCTAGTTTATAAAATAGGTAATGGCTACGGAACTAAACGTAGATGGGGTAATGTTAACCCTAATACAATTACTCATATTAATGGAGTTGCTATATGAAATTCAATGTAATAACTTTCATTTGGTCAATAGCTTTAATGCTATTGACTTTTCAATTAGCCATATTGGGTTATAATTGGGAATTTTCTAATACCATAGTATATAAATTTGCTATGTTAATGAATGGATTTATGTTTGGTATGGTAATTACAGATTGGAGTAATAATGCCTAATCTACCAAAGATAATTACTTCTAATGGGACTGACATCAGTCCCATTTTAGAGGAAATGATAAGCTACTTAAAAGAAGAAAAGGAACTCGGCAACCTTGATAAGATTGCTGATGTAAAAGTGCCACTTACAAGTTCTGCTGATTGGAAGTTGATTTGTGGTGTACTTTGCAATTCAATAGTTGAATGGGCATCTCAAAACTCTAACAATGGGGGGAAAGATTTAATAATTCATATGCAAAGTGATATTGGTTACCTCGTAAGACGATTGGGGTTAGTGGAATAATAGTAGTAGTCCACTATTATATAGAATAGGTTTTTTTACTCCACCTATTCGGAAAGAGAGGGGATTTATCCCCTCTTTTTTTATGCCTAAATTCCAGCATCTCCTGACGCCCTTCACCTGCTGCCCGGGCTGGAACAAAACAAATGGCGTAATCATTGGAGTTTCACTTGGAGTTTGTGGAGTTTGAACGCTGCGCGCCCCGGTCGTTTAAACCTGGGCTGTGGATAACTTGTGGATAAGTCTGGAGTTTGGGGAGTTTGGGGCGAGTGAAGTTGTTGAGAAATCTCGCCCCTTGGAAGCAAATCTAATGAAGAAGAAATAGACCCGATTTATTACCTTATCCTAGGTAAGGGCAGTTCAGCTTTCGCCGACCAATAATTATGACGCTCTCTATTTCTTCAGCCACCATTATAGCATATTTAATTCAAGAAATCAATGATTATCTTCAAACCTTTTCACCTGCTGCCCGGGCGGTGGAACGAAAATGACGGAACACCTGTTGTTTTCAGTCGGGAGCTTGTGGAGTTTGGGAAGACAGGCGCGATCCCGGCAACTGACTGGCCTGTGGATAACTTGTGGATAAGTCTGGAGTTTGGGGAGTTTGAGAGTTTAACAAGAGGACTTACAGATATGACTACCATGCCTCTCTATTCCTTGCGAGGAAATCTTTTGCTCTTAGCGAGGGGAGATAGGACTAGCCGTCGCCCTCTAGGTCATTTTCCTAAATGTTCCTCAAAATGAGAAACAGAGTGAAAAAGTGATAAGCTAGCAGTTCACAATATCGTCAACTATAATCCACTCTATTTCTAATAACATAATACAACGAATCCGAAACCAAAGCAATAGCTAATTCAACAATCTTGTGGATAACTTTTCCGTGAACTTTGCCCGGGCCCAGCGGGACATGGACCAAATTCATCCGCGGACCAATTGTCATGCTTCCAGGAGTTTGGGAGTTTCAGCCTCCTAACAGGTGCTGGAGGAACATCCAGATGATCAGGATCTTGATGGGCATTAACATTATAAAAAACGGCATATTTCCTTTCTTTTTCTGGACTGCAGCTTCACCTGCAGCTCCTGGTTATACTGGGAGATGACGCTGCTGTCAACCTCCCGGGCAAAAAATATTTGGCGGAGTTCTGCCATTCTTCACAGCTCTCGACTTCGGAGTTTTACCGGGCGCGCCCGGTGCGTTCCAGCTCAGTCCTGAAGTCATCCAAAAAATGGCGGACTTCCGGGAGTTTGGGAGTTTGGGAACGCTAACCAGGATCCCGGTCATCCGAAGCGTGGTCCGGGCTCCACAATAAATGGCGGATTTCCGGGAGTTTGGGAGATTCGCGTCAGGAGTTTAACGCTGCGCGCCCGGCGCCCGGGAAAGTTATCCACAGGTTATCCCCGCGACATATTGTCGCGGGAGTTTGGGAGTTTGAGCCTAGTTAGTTTGTGGCTTCATTATATCTCTTATCATATTAGAGTATACACTACCCCTTGATTCTTTCTCGTCTTCTTCGTGTGCCTTTTCCACACGCTTTGCATTTCGTGTCATAACAGGAACAACCCCATCATAATGATTCGCAATTCGTTTTAATGTTTCATTAGTTTCTTCTTGATTGTCAGCAATCCTATTGAGTGCTTGACTTATACTATCGTCGACTACCATATATCCTACTTTCTATTTCTAGAAATAGAGAATCCAAATCCAGTAGATCGAGGTGAAACAAGAATCATCATCTCTATTTCTATTTGTATTATACCACAAACTTATCCACAATGCAAGACATCATTTGAAGTATTTTCCTGTTGGGACTGGGAAGTTAATCCCGGGCTGCGTGGACAAGAACCGTGATCCAAGATCCACGGAAAAATGGAGGAACTCCGGGAGTTTGGGAGTTTGACCTTAGCTGCCTGGAAGGCATGGGCCGGGAACGAGATCCACGCTTCAAAATTATTTGGCGGATTTGCTGGAGTTTGAGAGTTTGAGAGTTTGGTTCGCGCGCCGGGCGCCCGGTGCGACCCTGGGACTTATCCACAGGTTATACACATTAAGAGGGAGTTTGGGAGTTTAAGAGCTTGACAAGGTCCATATCCGCGATTTTTCCCTCGTATAACCCGGGCACTTGGTCTATGGTCTTTTGGCCCAGGTCCTCGATGCTCGCCCCATGAAACAATTTGACGTGGCCCTTCCCAAGTCCGCCAACCAGGATATAAACTGGTGCACCATGTATATAATAGATCGTATTCCACGCCCTTTGGAAGACTGAAAACTTTACCTTATTATTAGGCTGAACTATCTTCAGTTCAATTGTGAAGAATCCTGTAACATTGTGAAATATTAGGCAATCAGGGAATCCTGGAGTAACATAGCTTTCAAGGCGTGAAACAAGGTATCCCTCACCATCCTTTAATAACTTCTTGAAACTCTTCCAAAGCCTTGTTTCCGGCTTTACGGTCATACTTCGTCTTGTCTCTCACCACTCTTGGTCGATACTTCGGTGATGTCCTTAGGTCCTTCGCTATCGGATTCCTTTTCGACCGATAGGATAGTCTTATTATTTTCTTTCCTAAATTTTCCATCCAATCCTAACTCCTTTAATGATTTTAAAACTTCTTCACGGGACATAGAATCAATGCTTCCTGTCCTGATTTCTTTCCTATCAATGTACAGTCCCGCAGCCTGCCCTCGCAAGCGCTCAGCATTAACAGCAGCACTAAAAGACTTTTCCACCAGTGACTTCTCGCGAAGCCTAGCCAACTCCTGTACATGCTTTTGCAATTTAACTTCATGTGTTTTCTCCAATTCAGCCCTTCTTTTAATGACAGCATCCACAACCTTTGGGTATCTCTTTCCATTTAATAATACTGATGAGGTCACATTAGCGGATGCCTCTGAATACCCAGCTTGCCTTGCGCATTCCGTTGGAGTCAATCGCCCTTCATTCTCAGCGTAGATCTTGACAAAGACTCGTTGCTTATCGGTGAGTCCATCACTCTTAATTGGGTGTTTTAGGGCTCCTCCTGTCTGCCTTGTTTTAGCCACAATGGTGGCACCAGTAGTGGCACCTCTCAGCCTTTCATCTACCATCTAATTCCCCGCTCTATAGTTGAGTTTTTACTCATTTGTTTTATTATAATCAACAAAAGTTGCTTGCGTCGTTTAGAGTAGTGCCACAGTGGTGCCACCATATAAACCATTGATTTACATAGGTTAATCAAGAATTGTGGCACCATGGCACCATATCCCGGTCTTTTTGAAAATAAAAAAAACATTTTAGCAAAATATACACTATAGGTGACACATTACAAGATGAAAAGTGACCGATTTGCGCCATTCCGTTTTCCTATCCAGTGGCGCCTCACCAATTGATGTATTAAAGCGTGAATATTGCTCTTGGATCGCAGTCCAATGAGCTGCTTCAGCTCCTCATAAGACGGGGAGTGTTTGTTGGCTGCAATGAAATCCTTGATGATGTCGTAGAGCTTCTTTTGCTTGGGTGTCAACCCTTCTTTAACGGGGCTCTTTCCATCCTTTTGCGTCTGGGTGTCCATAATAATCCTTCCTTACTTTAGCATACATTTCGTTTGGACCCAACTCCTGAATTGTCTCAGGGGTGATTGAGTCGTACAACTCGCGTTGCAATTTCTTTTCCTCGGCTGTTAGTTTTTTAGGCCTATAGTGCCTTCCATGCTGCTTGGCCCACGTTATCCTGATCCCAGGTGGTGGCCTATTGAGTGTGACACCATTCTTGTTCTGGTGTGATCCAGTCCAGCTTCCTGGAGCGTAATGCTTTTCCAGTACATACT